ACCAGCTAGCAGCTCTTCACATCCTGCCAAACCAAAGCTAGACATGATAAAATTAGTGTTATCTACACCGTAGATAGCCCTATTCTTGCCCCACTCATACTTTTCTGAAGACCTTGCACACATCTCGGGCTTCCTATTAAAAAAATGAGAAAAATCATAATCTGGCATAGCGTTGAAACCATAAAATTTGTGCCTCATAGTGTGTTCCTTGTGTCTAAATCTGTCATCCTCAGGATACTGACTATTGTAAGCACCAGTCGGGCTCCACTGCCAGCGTGTAGCCCAGAAATTATCCCAACTGTACCTCTTAGGCCTGCCTTTTAACCGTATCAAGTTTTTGAAGAGTCGCGCTGCGTGATTAAATATTATGTTAGAGTCAATATTAACTATATTCAGTTCTATACGATTACGACGTTCCTGCGCCCAGTCCACAGTACCAACTCCCCTATTGACCAAAACTTCTAACTCAAAAAATGGTGTCAGATCTAGTGGTAACAAGTTCTGTAATGCCTTAAGCTTTAAAGTAAATTTATTTTTAATAGAATGCATAAAACCTTCGTATCCGTCAAATTTCCAGTCAAGAAATCCTGAGACATTCCACCACCTTTTTTGATCTTCAGGCAAACACATTGCCCATACTATCAGCCCAACCAGGAAAGACTCATGCGCACCAGAAATAGCGAGACGTTCTATTAGTTGCATAGTGGGGCCCACTTGAGTACACAATTCAGTCCAATCGAAACTACGTAGTTCATTGAAAGTAAGGTGTCTGATATGCTGCCCACTAACCTTAGTAATTGGTGGTTCGAGTGTGCCCTCGTGGTATTTTTTGACCAAATGGATATTTGAAAACTCTATGACCCTACGCATTGAAGCTTCCGTTATATAAAACAGATGATTTAGCAGTTCTTTATTTGTGATTGGGCCGTACGGAGCCAGCTCAGGACCGTATTGTATTTGTGATATTCTAATGAGTGAATAATTACCCATCGAGGGCAAGTGATTGTCCTTAGTTATGTAAAGTGCAGTTAGATTAAGTGAGGGTAAAAAGACTGCATACGTGCGAACAGACGTATCACCGATACGATACATATAATTGCCGTTTATGTTTACCCCATACATTATATCAAACAAAAATAGTGTGGCAAGATCAAACGTAGACTGTACCAGACAGTCATTTTTAAGTTGTATGTAAGAGAAAATAGTAGAAAGGTGTTTTAGACTGCCGGCCCAGGGTCTTCGTCTGGCTGTGGTTCCGGTCCTAAGTCTTGTTCCGCTAACTTTAACGAGTTTTGTGCGTCTGGGACCGGCACGGCTACCGTCGGTTCGCCCTCGTAAAAATCCTGCGTGTCAATATCGTAATTCATTAGTACAGCGGCAGAATACTGTTCTTTATCAAGCATATCGCTCAAAAACTTACTCGCCACCATGAAGGATGCCTCCTCTCCT